TCATCGACGCGCAGGATCGGCAGCGGCTGCGCCAGCAAGGCGAATGCGAAGATGGTTTCGACGGGCATCATCGACATGCGCTAACCCCGAACGACTGAACGCGTCATGAATGCGGCGGAATGCAACCCAAGGACGATCAGCCGGACCCGACGATACGTCAGCGCACCGCGATCCGTCCACGCCATTCGCTTCCCCTGCCGACCACGGCGCTCATCTGCGCGATCACGAGCTCGATATCGCCCTGAACCGCGCCGAAATCGGCGATCTCTTGCGCTGCCGGATAGAGCCAGGACGGCTGCGTCGTCGCGACGGTCCTGACGGGAGCGCCGGACGAGAGCACGCTGATCTCGTAACGCTCGCCATCCTCACTGACCGGAACCTCGGCGATCTCCCAGGAATCGCCGTCGAGCCGTGTCCGGCGGATCCAGCTCAGCGCAATGCCCGCCGGGCTTCTCAGCGCCTTGGCGCGTACCGGCGCGAGCGGGACGAGCGCGGCGGCGCTTGCACCGGTGACGAACTCCGCCATGGTCGGATCGCCGACATCGCGCCGTACGGGGCCGACGCGGTAGCGCCGCGCCACGCCGATCTCGGCGATATCGCTGGTCAGCGAGATGGCCGCGCCGTCCAGTACGACGATGCGCGCACCGGGCGGCAGGCTGCGCGCCGCGGCCGCCTCCGAGCCGCCGATGCCGCGCACCAGACGCGACAGCCGGAACCGGCGCGGGCCGATCAGCTCGACGCGGGCGACGGTCATGATCTCGATCTCGCCATCCGCCGCGATCAGCGCCAGCGCATTGGCTCCCGCCAGCGCTGCCTCGTCCGACACAGAGGCGAGGACACCGCCGCGCAGCCTGACATCGACGACCGCGCGGAGATCGCTGCGCCAGAGCGGACCCGGCGGCAGCGCGGTCAGCGTCTCGCCGACGATGGATGGGGCTTCGATCTGCCGCAGCAGCGAGAAGTCCCCTGCCCCGTCCGCCCGCCAGACGGCGAGCCCGCCCGGCCAGGGCGAGGCGAAAGCCGCCAGCGACAGCAGCGGCGGCGTGGCGCTGCGCGCGATCGGCAGCGCGATCGGCACGGCGAGCGGCCGGCCGGGCAGTGCCGGTGCGGCGCGCGGCGGCATCGGCCCGACGGGCGCGCCCGCGCTGGCGTAGACGGCGGGCTCCACGGCGCGCGCACTGGCCTTGCGGGTCGGCCCGTCGCTGATCCGCGTCAACCGGAACAGGCGCTGCGCCCCATCGACAGGCAACGCCATGACATCGCCAGGCTCCAGATCGATGCGGCGCGGCGAGAGCTCGAACTCGGCGGTCTCGCGGCCCGACCAGATTTCCTGCAAGCGCTGGTCGGCGAGGCGCTGGCCTTCGGCCACACGGGTCACGATCGCGGTCTCGACCGCGCTTTCGCGTCGCGCCGCACCGGCGAGACGGCGCGACGAGGCGGCGGCCCGGCGATAGGTCGCGTCGCCATCGGCGAAGCCGAGCCGCAGCTCTCGCGGCAGTTCGGTTTCCTGCGCACGGCGCAGTTCATAAGGGCTGCCGTCGCGTCCCGGCAGCCAGTCCTCGGCTCCGAGCGCGCGAGCGACCCTGCCGCCGCGTCCGCGAAACACCAGCCGGCCGCCGCTCATGATGGCGTCGAAGCCGAAGGCCTGCGCCAGCGGCTCCAGCGCCTGCCGCGCCGACATCGGCCGGTCCAGCACATAGCCGTCGACGAAGCCGTCGACCACGATCTCGTCGGCGGCAGGCAGACCGAGATCGGCCAGCATCGCCTTGATCAGCCGGTCGACCGGCGCGCCCTCGATGCGGCCGTTGATCCAGTGCCCGGTCTGCCAGTTCGCGCCGTCGGCCCAGGCCCCGGTGAGTTCCGGAAAGGCCGGAAACGGCCGCGCATCCCAGCTCCAGACGAAAACGCAGGCCGGATCGACCATGCGCAGGCCGCTGGTCGGATGAACCGGATTGCGGCTCGCCTCGAAGCCCGGCAGTGCCGGATCGAAACCCGACAGGATCGCCTCCAGTGCGCGGTGCTGCACCAGATCGTCGCGCGCGCCGCTGGAAAAGTAAGGCCGTCCGCTATCGGCCGATTTCGGATCGGGGAAAAAGCTCGGCCCATTGCCGCCCTTGTCGATGGCGGGAACGCCGACCTCCGTCAGCCAGATCGGCTTAGAGCCCGGCACATAGGCCGTCGCCGTCGTTTCCACGCCACCGCTGCGCGCGACATGCGGCTGGCTCCACCAGTTCCAGAGGTCCTTGGGCCGGAAGACCCAGGGCTTGCCATAGGCTCCGTCGGTGATCGGCAGGCGCTGCTGCGCCTCGCGCCAGCCGGGGCCGGCATAGTACCAGTCATAGGCCTCGCCGGAGTTCAGGCGGCTGCGCAGATAGGCGACATCGCTCGGCCCGCGCGCGACCTCTGCGTCAAGATGGCTGCTCGTGTCGCGCCAATCCGAGAGCGGTGCATAAAAATCGATGCCGATGGCGTCGATCGCCGGCGATGCCCAGAGCGGGTCGAGCGGAAAGGACACATCCTGCCCGCCATTGCGGACATGCGCGCCGTATTCCGTCCAGTCGGCGGCATAGGTCAGCCTGGCCTCGGGCAGCATGGTCTCGACGTCGCCCGCCAGAGCAACCAGCCCCTCGACCATCGGGTAGCCCGCCACCCCGCGCACCCGGGTCAGTCCGACGAGTTCCGAGCCGAGCACGAAGCCCGCGACGCCGCCCGCGGCCTGCGCCAGCGCGGCGCAATGCATCACGAGCCGGCGATAGCTCCACTCGTCGGGCTTTGCGCAGATCACCTGATCGCCGACGAGGCCCATATCGGCGGGCGCGACCGTGCCGAGGAAGGCCGCAACCTGCGTCGAGGCATCCCCCGTGCCATCGACGCTGCCCGCGCTTCCCGGAGCCGGATCGCAGGTGATGCGTCCGCGCCAGGAATAGCGTGGCTGGCCGGCCGCACCCGAAACCGGGTCCGGCAATTCGTTTCCGCCGGGGATGTCCATCATCACGAAGGGGTAGAGCACAACCTCAAGCCCCAGCACGTCGCGCAGCCGGCGGATCAGCGCGATCACGCTCTCGTCGGAGGGCGTGCCGCCGAAGGCCGGACGGCCCTCGATCTGGCTGACGACACGCGCCACCGGCCGGATCAGGCCGGCGACCGACCACTCGGCTCCGATGGTCGGTTTGAGGGGTATCTCGACGCGCGGCGCGATGGTGCAGGCGCCGGCGCGCAGATCGTCGCCGAACCACGAGATCACCACCGCGACGCGGCGCAGATTCGGGCAGAGCGCCTTGAGGTGGAACAGCGCGGTCTCGGCATCGGCCGGGCCGAAAAGCTGGTGGCGGGTCAGACTCTCGGTCGCGCCGGGCTCGGGCTCGTGGCTGACGAGCCGCGTCTCGTAGACGAACTCGCCGGCGCCCGGGATCAGCGTGACGGCCCGCACCATATTGCCGAGCCCATCGACGCCGCGCACCACCTCGAAGGAGAATTGCGGCACGCGGTTGCCGTAATCGGCCAGGGGAAAGCGCTCGAATACGACATAGGCCGTATCGCGATAGGCCGGGGCTTCGCCCGCCTCCTTCGCAGCGATGAGCGGATCGAGTTCCTCGTTCCCATAGCCGGCGCATAGCCGCATCGTCACAGTCGAGACGTCGAGCTCGCGCCCGTCGGCCCAGACGCGCCGCACGAAGGCGATCGGCCCCTCGCAGAGGCCGACCGCGAGATTGGCGAAGTAACTATAGGTCGTCTCGGTCGTCTTCTGGCCGCCCATGCTTTTGCCGCCGCCCTTGGCGCGGCTCTTGGTGACGTTGATCTGCTCCTCGAAGCGCGTCGCCCAGATCAATTGCCCGCCGACCCGTGCGCGGCCGTAGACGCGCGGGATCGCCGCCCCTTCGGTCGAGGCGAGGCCCTCCGCCTCTTTCAGGCGCGGCCCCTCGATCGCCTTGCCGCCGCCGCTGTTGAGCAGCGCCTGATCGATCTGCGCCCCCGCGAGACCGCCGATGGCCTGCCCGAGAATGGCCCCGAAAGGCCCGCCCAGAGCCGTGCCGAGCGCCGCGCCTGCGACCTGGAGAACGAGCGTGCTCATCGGTCGGCGACCTCCGGAAAGGAAAAGGCGTGGCTGAGATGCCGCCGCCACCACGGCGTCAGCGCGACCTCGGCGACGCAGGCCCCGTCATGAGCATGGATGATGCGGTCGGGCGCGCTGAGGATCGCGCAGTGCTTCGCCGGCAGATGCGCGCGCCAGCGGAACAGCAGCACGTCGCCGGGGCGTCTGTCGTCTAACGAAACAGGCCATAGATGGCGCAGGGCGGCGGCCGCCAGGTTGTCCTCTCCGAGGCTTTCCGCCCAGAGCGGCGAATAGGCCGGCACGGCCTCGGGCTCGTCGCCCAACAGGTCGCGCCAGATCCCGCGCACCAGCCCAAGGCAATCGCAGCCGACGCCGCGCAGGGAGGCCTGATGGTGATAGGGCGTGCCGAGCCAATGGTTGGCCGCCGCGACGATGTCGGCGCGCGTGAATGCCGGCCCGCTCACCGGAACAGGCTCCCGCCATCGAGCGCGCCATCGCCCGGCCCGACGCCGCCGATGATGAAATCATTGCCCGGAAGATGCGGAAAGCCGCGAAAGTTAATTCCATTTCCGAATTTCGTGCGGCAGGTGGAGAAGCTCTTGTCGCAACCCGCCGTGACCTGAAAGGCGTCGCCAGTCGCGATCGGCGCGGGCGGAGCCTGCCAGAGCTGGAGCGTACCCTGGCCGTCGGCGGCATGGCGCTTGACCTCGGTCACGAAGCCGGTGTTGCCGCCGCCGGTGAAGACCAGCCGCCCGCCGCTGAAATGCGCGTCGGGAAAGGATATCAGCGCCGGAGCGCCGAGCGAGAGGCGGCCGTCGGTCGTTGCGACCGTTCCAGCCACCGGCGTCAGCGCCACGCCGCAGCGGGCGTCGCCGAGATCGGCGTTGCAGGCGCGGGTGTAGAGCCGGCCGCGCTCCTCGTCGAAAGCCTTGGCCAATCCCCTGACCTCGGCGCTGAAGGCGAGGTCACCGCGCTTGATCTCGCCAACGAAGCCGGTCTCGAGCAGCAGCCTTTGCGATACGTCGGCCCAATTGACCAGCCAGATCGAGACACGGGCGTCGTCATAGAGCCCGCGCGCCAGGTCCGCCTCGTTGAGGCCCACGGCCGCGAACGCGCCCGAGACCTCGCCGCCGCCGACCGCGAAACCGAGTTCGGCCTCGCCTTCGGCCGCCTCCAGCCCGGTCGTCTCCCGGAAGGTCACGCCGTCGAAGGCGAGCGGCCTGTCATGGTCGGTGAAGCCGAGCACGAGCCCGTCGCGGCGGGTGAGGCTCCAGCAGCGGCAGAGCGTCGTCGCGGCCTGCGCGAGATGGGCCGCGAGACCTTCGGGAATGGCGCGCATGGAAACTCCTTCAGGCGATGATCTCGACGACCGGGATGCGCGGGATCTCGCCGGCCTCGAAGGCCGAGAGATCGACCTCGATCGAGTCGATGGCGAAGCGAACCGGCACGTCGAAGAGGAAGCCGGCGGTGACGAGGCTGCCGGCCGGCGGGATGTGGCCGGGCGCGAAGGTGACGACGCCGGTCGCGGCGTTCGTCGCGGCATGGCCCGGCTGCGGCTGCGGCACGCCGTCGACGGCGAGCTTCACCTCGCCATGCCAAGGCTTGGTGATGGCGCGCCGATAGGTGGCGATGCCGGTCCCGTAATCCTTGGCGAGCTGGAATGTCGCAGTGACGCCGTCTCCGACGCCGATCGCCTGGTCGAGCGCTGTCGGCGTCTGCGACGGCGGGCAACTCTTCCAGTCGAGCTGATCGCGCCACCTGAAACCGTAAAGCCGGCCGCGCCTTTCCTCGAAAAAGGCGACGATGGCGCTTAGCGCATCCAGCGTGCGCACGCCGACGCCGGCGTCGTAGCGCCGGCGCGAATGGGCCCAGCGGCTGTTGCGGACCTCGCGACCGGAGGCCAGCGTGACGACCTGCGTCAGCCGCTCCGGCCCGCCGCGCGCGCCGCGCGAAATGTCGAGCGGAAAGCGGATATCGTGGAAATCGGTCATCGCCTGGCCCTCTCGCTGCTCACAAAGCCCGGCTGCCGCGCGCCACGGCCCGGGCGATCGCGGCCGAGACCTGCGCCTCCGAGCGGCGGAAGCTGTCGGCGTCGGGGGTCGAGACCTGGACGGTGACATTCATGGGGCGCGCGGCCGCGCCGCCGGCGCTGACGCCGAGCTTGCCGTCCGGTCCGCGCGACAGGGGCAGGATCGCCTCCGCGCCGGCCTCGCCCATCAGCCCCAGCCCGCGCCCGAGCGGAAAATAGGAGGGCTGCGCGATCACGCCGCCATCGGCGAAGGGCGCGACCGAGATGCTACCGGCCGCCTTGCCGAGGCCCGACAGGCCAGTGAGGCTGGAGAGCCCGCCCGTGAACAACCCGGTCAGGCTCGTCACGCCCGTGGTGAGCAGGCTCGACAAGCCGCTGGTCAGCGGCTGCAGCGCCGTCTTGAGCAAGCCTTGCGTGATCGACTTGCCGACGTTGCGCAGCACATCCTCGAAGCGCTTGCCCTCGACGATGCCCTTGGCGAAGGCATTGCTGATCGCCTTGCCGAAGCCATCGGCCGATTTGCTCAGGCTCCTGGTCAGCCGGTCCATCGAACGCAGGTCCGAAAAGCGTGAAGCGGAACCGGATTCGCCCGTGAAATCATCGTCGGCCATGATGATCGAAAGCTCCTGATGGAAGTGTGTGAGCGGCGTCACGCGTCGGGAAAGGCCGCCATAAGCCGCGACAGCGTCTCGCGGGCCGGCGCGCCACTTGGCGAAGCGCGCTCATGCGCCCGCAGCGCCGCGGCGATCTCGCGCGGCGTCGCGGCCCAGAAGGTCTCGGGCGTCCAGCACAGACGCCCCAACCCGAAGGCCATCACATCGCGCCAGGGAAAGGGCTCGGCCGCCGGCGGGGTCAGCGCGCCGGCGGCTGCGGAGGGCGCGTGGCTTGCCCGCCCTCGCCTGCTTCGCCGAATGTCGCGTCGAGCAGCGCGATCGCGGCCTGGATCGCGCCGTTGAGCCCGCCGTCGAAGGCGAGCCCTGCAACCTGGATGTCACTGACACTGCCGCCGGCCCCTCGGAGGCCGGCACCCAAGATGCGGGTGATATCCTGCGCCGAGAGCCTGCCGCCAACGAAGCGCTCGCCCAGCGCCGGCAGGCTGTCGACGGAAAAAGCCTGCTCCAACTCGGCGAGCGCGCCCAGCGTCAAACGCATCGGCAGTGGCTGGCCGTCGACCATCAAAGCTGTCTCGCCCCGGTAGCGGTTGCTCATCGCCGGCTCCTCACAGCACCGTGAAGGCGAGCGCACCCGCCGAATCCAACGACAGCTCGAACGTCACTTCGGCGGCGTGGTCGCCGCGATATTCGAGGCTGGTGATCTGGAACGGCCCGGCGATGGTGCCGAAATCGGGCACGATCACCTGCCAGTCCCGGATCACGCCGTCGAAGAATATCTGCCGCAGCAGCGCGTCTGACGCCTCGTCCTTGAAGACACCCGCCCCGCTGATGCTGGCGCGGCGCGCGCCGGCCCCGGCAAGCAGTTCGCGCCAGCGCCCGGCGGACTCGGCATGGGTCACGTCGACGCTCTCGGCGTTGAACGCGATCTGGCGGGCGCGCAGCCCCGCGACGGTGACGAAAGCCCCGCCCGCATCCGCCGCCTTGAGCAGCAGATCCTTGCCCTTCTGTGCCGACATCCGGCCTCTCCTTCGATGATGTGGAAATGGGTCAGAGCGTCTCGGTCACGGCCCGCAGCCGGATCGTGACGAAGGGCAGCCCGGTCTTGGGATCGCGGGCGAGCCGGCTCGCCTGCCAGCGCAGATTGATCAGCCGGTGGCCGGGCAGCGTCAGTTCGGCATCGTCGAGCGCGACGACGATGCAGGTCGCCGCCTGCAGCGCCTGTTTCGCGGAGGCGCTCTCGCCGGCCCAGACGATGAGCGAGACATCCTGTTCGCAGCCCTTGTCGGAGCCCGTCGACCAGTCGCGGGCGTCCACCTCGCCATGGACGACATAGACGCCGCGCGCGGCGCGCGGCGCCTCGTCATGGACACGGCCTGCGCCGATCAGCGCGGTCAGCGGAGCATCAGCGACGAGCCGCGCCTGAATGGCCGCGCGAAGCGCCAGAATCGCATCGCTCATGGCGAACTCTCCTCAACCAGGCAGACCAGACGCCGCCGCCCACCATCGGGATCGGCCACGGCGCGAATGTCGTAGAGGCGCGCGCCATCGCGCAGCCTCTGGCCGGTATCGACGCCGGCGCGCCAGCGCAGCGTGATGCGGTGCGTCGCGACCTGCTCGGGCCGGCCCATGCGCCAACGCTCGCCGCCGCCGAGCCATTCGACCCGGCCCCAGACGGCGGCCACGGTCTCGAAGGCTTGCGTCGCGCCGCCAATCCCGTCGGGTGTCGCCACCGGCCCTTCCAGCACAAGCCTTCGGCGCAGCGCGCCGACCGGGGCATTCCCGTCTCCAGAACCAGCCATGGCGTCACAGCCTCATGCGGCGGAACGGCGCGACCAGCGCCATGATCTCGGCCGGCAGCGCCGCCGCATCGCGGCCGACGACATCGCCGCGCTCCTCGAACCAGCGCGCCGCCAGCCGCAGCACGGCCTGACGCAGCAGGGCCGGCACGGCAGCCGCCGTGTCGCCATATCCGGCGACGATGTCGATCTCGATCGCGCCGCGCGTCCGGCCGATGACCGGAACGGCCCCGACCAACCGGATCACCGGCGGATCGGCGCTGCCATCGAGCGCAAGCGCGCCAGTCGCCACGCTTTGGGCGCCCCCTTGCGCGTCATAGACGCGGGCGGCGTTGATCGAGCGAACCGGAGACAGCGGCAGGCGGATTTCGCCGCCGTCCGGCCAGCGATCGAGCACGATGCGCCAGTCCTGGTCGATCAGCATGCGGCCGGACGCAGCCTCGATCATCAGCCGCGCGGCGGTGATGAGCGTGCCGAGCAGCTCGTCCTCCTCATTCTGGTCGAGGCGCAGGAACAGGCGGGCGTCGGTCAGCGAGACCGGCTCGGCCACGGGCGGGGTCAGCGCGATGGGCGTCATGGGTCGCTCCGATTGCGGGTTCAATTCAGGGCTGCGACGCGCTATCCAGCGCCTCCCCTTTCGAGGAGCGCGTGATGCACGTCGGATTTCGGATCGTTGTCTCGGCGTTGGCTTTCGCCGGCGCGCTCGCATCGCAAAAGGCGTCAGCGGTCGTCGGCGGACGCGAAGGCGGCCCGGCCGCGGCCTCGACGCTGATGGTCCTGAACGCGCGCGGCGGCGTCTGCACCGGCATCGTCCTGTCGTCGCGCGCCATCCTGACGGCGGCGCATTGCGCTTCGGG